TAGAACAAGAATTAGGATTAACGCCACTAAGTCGTCAAAGGTTAGGTATTTCTGTATCAGAAAATGCAATGGGCTTCAAGCAGCTTCAACAATTATTACAAGATGACGAAGAAAAAGAATTAGTAGATCCACGTCTATTAGTTTTAGAAGAAGAATAGGAACAATATGAAAGAAAAATTAATTGATTTTATAAATGATTGGAAAAATGTACTAACAGATGATGACCTAGAAGATGTAGTAGTTATATTAATTAAATCATTAGAAGCAAACGATAAAATGCAGCTAAGTATAAAACACCAACAATTACAAGAATTTATTTTAGATAAATTAAAAAATGGTAACAAACAAACAAAGTGATTATATGAAACCTTGTACTAGCTGTAAACAGTATTTTTATGCTAGGTGGTCAAATATTTGCCTAAGATGTAAAAAATGAATAGTGCAGTTAAATATATATTGATGTGTGAACAATGTTACGATTTATTTTACGATCTAGACGGTAGCAAGATAATATGCAGAATTTGTGAAAATGAAGATTAAAGGTATAAAACACGTAAACTTATGTTGTGAGTGCAGTTTGCATTGTAACTGCATAGACGATTGGGACACGGAGTTTGAGGAAGAATGATTACTTTACCAGAAACACACGGATCACGTGTTGTTAAGTTTATAGAAAAGTTTTGTGTACACGGCGAGGGCGATTTTTATGGCGAACCAGTAAGACTAGATGATTGGCAAAAAGCAATACTTTATGAATTATATGAATTAAACGATAAAGGACAAAGAAAATACAGAGAAGCATTAATAGGTACGCCAAAAGGTAATGGTAAAACTGCAATCGTTAGTATGGTTGGACTATACGAACTTTTAGGTTCTGGTGTAACTTCCCCACTTGTAGCTGTTGCAGCTGCGTCATTTGAACAAGCAAACCTATGTTTTGGTAATATGCGTACAATCTGCGAACAAAGTCCATTTTTGCGTGAAATGGTTGAAACATACGAAAATGAAATACAAGTTAAAAACGGTAGTGGTAGAGCATTTAGAGTTGCTGCAAAAGCAGGTACAGCAGACGGTGGACGAAACAGTTGCTTTATAGCTGATGAAATACACGAATGGAATAACATTAACTTAGAACGTGTGCATTATGTATTAGCTAATAACACAGCAAAACGTAAAGACGGTTTAGTGTTAAACATTACAACAGCAGGACACGACCTAGATAGTATGGCAGGTCGTTTATATCAAAGAGGACTGTTAAAAGAAGCAGGTAAACAAAAAGATGATGAATTTTACTTTAAATGGATTGGTGCAACTGATAAAGACAACCCTAAAGATGAGAAAGTTTGGCAAAAGGTCAACCCGGCAATACAAAACGATTGGTGGCCAATAGAAAACCTTAGACGTAGAATGAAAGCGTTACCAATAAACGAATTTCAACGTTACCACTTAAATCAATGGACTAGAACAGATCAAGAAAGTTGGATTGAAATAGAACAATGGTTAGCGTGTGAAGATACAGAAATGAAACTTAGTCCAGAAAGACCTTTATTTGTTGGTATTGATATGGCACTAAGACACGATAGCGTTGCAGTCGTATATGGACAAAAAGACGAAAATGATATTATTTATACACAAGCAAAGATATGGCTACCTAAAGATGAAAACTTTATGGATTACCAAGAAATAGAAGCATTTGTTGTTGGTTTAATGACAAAGTATAGAGTTAAAGAAGTTGCGTATGATCCGGCGTTTTTTGAACGTTCAGCACAAGTATTGCTTGATAGAGGTGTACCAATGGTCAACTTCCCACAAACACATAGCAGAATGATACCGGCGTGTGGTAATGCCTATGATTTAATTTCTAATGCGAGAATACGACATAACGGCGATCCAACGTTTACAGACCAAGTAATGTCAGCAGCACAAAGAGTAACGGATATGGGTTGGCGATTATCTAAAGGTAGGTCAAAAAGAAAGATAGATAGTTGTATTGCAATGGTAATTATGCTTGACCGTATAACTGCACCAGATCCACTAGATGATGAACCAGAAGTTGCGATAATTAATTTATGAAACTATATAACGGCGATTGCTTAGAAGTAATGAAAGAATTACCAGATAACTCTATTGATTTTATTTTGACTGATCCACCTTATGGAAAAACCCAAAATAATTGGGATAAAATTATTCCAAGTGATTTAATGTGGAAACAAATAAAAAGAATTAGAAAAGATAATACAGCAATAGCATTATTTGGCATTGAGCCATTTAGTAGTTATTTAAGATTATCTAATATTAAAGAATATAAATATGATTGGGTATGGAATAAAGTATTGCACTCAAATCCATTTTTAGCAAAAATACAACCATTAAGAGTTTTAGAAAATATACATATTTTTTACAAATCACAACCTAATTATAATCCTATAAAAGTTCCAAGTTATCCAAAGCAAGATAGAGGTAATAAAACTAAAAAACATAATTCAAGTAATTTTGGCATAAGCATTTTATATAGTGGTGCAGATAAAGATGAATTAAAATATCCTACTAATTTACTTACTTTTAGAAAAAGTGATAGACATAACATTAACAATCATCCAACTGAAAAACAAGTTGATTTACTTGAATACTTAATTAAAACTTACACATTAGAAAATGAAACAGTCTTAGATTTTACAATGGGAAGTGGCTCAACGGGTGTTGCTTGTAAAAATACAAACAGAGATTTTATTGGGATAGAATTAGATGACGAATATTATAATATAGCAAAGGTAAGAATGAATGATTAACTATATAACAACAATGCTAGAAGTAGTTGGTGCAGGGCTTATAATTTATGGTGTATATACACTAAATACATCACTTGCTTACATAGTGGCAGGTGCGTTTATGATATTAGGAAGTTATTTAACAATTAGATGAGTTTATTCAAAAGAGCAGAAAACAGGGACGCAGCTTTAGGCAACCTAACCGATTTATTAGCATTACGTGAGGGTGGACTACATAACTATACAGGCGAAAAAGTAAACGAAACATCAGCATTAGGTATATCAGCAGTCTTTTCAGCTATATCACTTATTGCAGATAGTATTTCATTACTTCCGTTAAAAACATTACGATACGATAGTGCAAAGACTATCTTTACAGATAAACCTAAATTTTTAGAAAAACCAAATCCAAACCAAACAATGTTTCAAGTTATACACGAAATCATTACATCAATGGCAATGCACGGCAACGCTTTCTTACTTATAGACAAAGACCGACAAGGGCGACCAATAGCAATGACACCAGTACACCCAGAGAAAGTAAAAGTAGAAATGGAAAATGGTCAAAAGGTTTTTATGCTTATGGGCAACAAAGGTAAGTTTGAAAGAAAAATTACACAGAACAATATGTTACATTTTATTTGGTATTCATATCCCGGTCAACTTGTAGGTATAAGTCCACTAAGAACACAATCAAACACATACGGTTTAGCTTTAGCAATGGAAAGACATATTGCACAGTTTTACGGTCAAGGTGGTACACCAAGCAGCGTTTTAGAAACAGATAGAGATTTAACAGCTGAACAAGCGTCTGTACTAAAAGAAACTTGGATTGGGACACATAACCGTAATAGAAAACCGGCAGTTCTTACAGGTGGTTTAAAATGGAAAGCAATAAGTGCTTCGGCAGGGGACGAGCTAATAAAAGCACGTGAACAAATTGTAAATGAAATTGCAAGGGTATTTAGAGTACCGGCACATTTATTGCTATCTAAAGACGGATCAAACGTTTATTCAAACATTGAAAGTAATGGACTTGCATTTGTAAGGCATACACTACTTCCGTGGATTAGACGCATAGAGGACGGTTTTTCAACACTTATACCGGGTAAACAGTTTGTTAGGTTAGACACAGACGAATATGCACGTGGCGACCAACTAAGTAGAGTTAGAGGTTTTCAAGTTGCTATTAGTTCTGGTGTAATGACACCAAATGAAGCAAGGTCAAAAATGGATTTAGAACCGTATGAGGGTGGCGACAAGTTTTATATCGGTTTACAAGGTGGGTTAGTAGATCCACTTGCAACACCACAAGGTATAGATCAACACGATCCGACAAACGAAATACCAGAGTAATGCCCTATTCAATAATTCATAGCCACCCAGATTGCCTTAAAGAAAGTGGCGAAACAGGTCAATACCAAGTTGGTGGACACGCAGTTGTTAAAGATGATGACGGTTCATTAATAGGTTGTCATAAAACACATAAATCAGCACAAGACCAAATTACAGCTTTAAATATTGCAGAAGCAGAAGAAAATAAAGCAACAATAGAAGCTGAACATAGGGCAGTAGATAGAAAACCACCAAAGTTTATGCAAGAGAACGCACAACGTGGTTTAGATAATTTAAACAAGGCAGGGGACGGACTTACAGATAAAACAAAGCGTGAAGCACGTTCTATGGCAAATGGCGAAGATGTAAGCGTAGATAAGATTGTTAGAATGGGTGCGTGGCATAAAAGACATTTATCCGACCTAGATCGTGAAAAATCAAATCCTAATGATCCAGACACTTGGAGGGCTTCGGACGTTGCGTTTTTACTTTGGGGTTCTAATCCTTGGACTAATCCTAAACAAGCAGGGGAGTGGGCAGAAAGAAAAGTTGCACAACTTGTTAGTGAGGGTACATTAGAACCAAGAAAGAATTACAAAGGTAAAAACACAAAGCCAAAAGCAAAACCAAAAAAAAGTAAGGGGTACAGATTGCAAAAAGAATTTGATAGTGTAGTTGCTATATCACAAACAATAGACACACAAAAACGTAACACTATTCTTAAAGAAATGGAAAAACTAACAGAAAATAGAAGTTTTACTTTTTCAGCAGTTGAAGAACGCAATGATAACGACACGAATACATTATTGTTTACAGGTTATGCGTCAGTATTCAACAAGCCGTACGGGGTAAGAGATCACAAAGGCGTATATGACGAAACTATACAACCCGGTGCTTTTAAGAAAACTTTAAAAGAACAAGATGATGTAAGGTTTTTAGTAAATCACGACGGCATACCATTAGCTAGAACATCAAGTGGAACATTAGAATTAGAAGAAGATCAATACGGTTTATTTGTTAGAGCTGAATTAGATCCTACAAATCCAACAGTCGCAGAAGTAGCAAGTGCAATGAAACGTGGCGATTTAAATGAAATGTCATTTGCGTTTGCAGCAATGCGTGATGAATTTAACCAACAGGGCGACGAAAGAACTGTATCGGAAGCAAGATTGTTTGACGTGTCAGTTGTAACATACCCGGCTAATCCGTGGGCAGGTGCAAAACTACGTGGCGTAGATATAGAAAATCTACATAAAGAATTGGTAGAAGCTAGAAATGGCGACCAAGCAACAGAGGTATTAGAAAGTTTTATTAGCGAAGTAACTACACAAGTTGATACGGAAACTGATAAAAAGCGAAGCAATCCAAAAGTAGAGTTGTTAAAAATGCAACTTGAAAGGGACGGTATTCGCAAACAGTCGTAACGCCGTGTTATAAGCCGTGTATCACACTTAACTACACACCTTACGCAGAAGTATAAGAATACAATTACTAAGGATATTATGAAAAAATTAATTGAAGCTAGAGATAGTAAAGTTGCAGAACTTGATACTTTAGTTGAAGAACTTGATACTTTAGAAGATAGTGCAGAGGGATTTGGCGATAAATTTGACAGATCAAAAGCACTTCACACAGAAGTAAAAGATCTTAACGAAAAGATTGAAGAAGCAAGAGAAGCAACCGAAACTTTAAAAGCAGTTAAAGAAAGCAGAAATAACTTAGGTGTAGAAGATGAAGATTTAGGCGATAAAGAAGCCGTAGTTGAAGTCAATGAACCAGACCTTTATAGAAAAGGTGGAGATCATAACTTTATTAGGGACGCTTATTCATCACGTAAGGGCGATTATCAAGCACAAGAACGTTTAAATTCACACCAAGAGTTTGAAGCAAGAGATGTTGGAACAGGTGCATTTACTGGACTTGTTGTACCACAATATTTGTTAGATATGTATGCACCAATAGCTAGAGCAGGATCAGCATTTTATAATGCTGCTTCCAAAGAGCAGTTACCAGAATTCGGAAACCAAATACAGGTTTCAAGGGTTACAACTGGTTCAAGTACTGCACCACAAGCTACTGAAAATGCAGCTGTATCAGAAACAGATATGGACGACACTCTATTAACTGTAAACGTAAACACTATTGCAGGTCAGCAAGACGTGTCAAGACAAGCACTTGAAAGGGGTGGTGGATCTGGATTTTCACTAGAAAATGTTATCTTCCAAGACCTACTTGCTTCCTACTACACGACTTTAGATAGTCAAATGTGGACAGGAACAGGTGCAAACGGACAGCATACTGGAATGATCCAAGTCGCAGGAATTGGGGCCGTATCGTATACGGACGCAAGTCCTACCGTTGGGGAAGCATTCCCTAAATTAGCTAACGCCATACAAACTGTTAACTCAAACAGATTTGCACCGGCAACAGCTATCTTTATGCACCCAAGACGTTGGGGCTTCTTCACAGCAGGTGTAGACGGCAACAACAGACCATTAGTATTACCACAAGGTAATAACCCGGACAACGCCGTAGGTGTTGGCGAAGCAGCAGCATACGGAAACGTTGTTGGTACTTTAATGGGACTTCCAGTTATCACAGACGCTAACGTTCAAACAAACGGTGGTGCAGGTGGCAACGAGGATCTAGTTTGGGCTATAAAAATGGACGACCTCAAAATATTTGAGGACGGAGTTATGCAACTCAAATTTGAGGAAACAAACGCAGGAAACCTTACAACCAAAATGGTTGTTTATGGATATTCAGCATTTGCTTCCGGACGTTACCCAACAGGTGCAGCTTATGTATCTGGTACAGGTTTCGTACCACCTACTTTTTAATTAAAAGCTAGGATAATAATCGGTTTTGTGTGTCGGGCAACCGACACACCGAACCACAAAGAAAGAACATTATGAGCAAAGATATAATAGAAGCATTAAAACAAGAATTAAAACATTACGAAATATACGGAAAGGCAAAACGTGCTGAAGAAGTTAAAAAAGCTATCAAAGAGTTGGGTGGCAAAGTTGAAACAGCTAGTAAAAAACCTAAAACCGAAAAAAAAGTAGAAACTAAGAAGTAAGTAGGTACACACAATGGCAATTGTCAATGGGTACTGTACTCTTAGTGGTTTAAAGTCGTTCGTCGGTATAGGCGACGGTAATGATGATACTTTATTAGAAGATAGTGTTGAAGCTGCAAGTCGTCAAATAGACGCTTTTTGTGGTCGTGTATTTTATGCAGACGCAAATGTTTCAGCACGTAAATATTATACAAACGATCCATATAGACTTCGTGTAGATGATTTTTCAACTTCTACCGGGTTGATTGTAAAATATGATGATAATGATGACGGCACGTATGAAACTACTGTTGCAGCAACAGATTTTCAATTACTACCTTTAAACAGCGTTGCAGGTGGTATATTAACAACACCTTATTACATTATTGAACTAATTTCAACAAGTGTACACGAATGGCCACTTGATCTATCAAGCAACAGGGCAACAGCAGAGATTACAGCTAAATGGGGTTGGTCAGCTGTACCAGAGCCAATTAGACAAGCAACACTTATGTTATCGTCAGAACTATTTGCAATGAGAAATGCACCGTTAGGTGTGGCAGGTGTTGGCGACTTCGGTGTAGTCAACATACAACAAAATCGTGAGATAACTAGATTGTTAGCACCATTTCGTAAAGGTACAATACTAGGTGTAGCGTAATGGCTACATTGAGCGAAATAACAGACGCTATAAAAACAACCTTAAACGACAATATTACAGGTTTAAGAGTACACGACACCGTTCCAGACTTAGGTTTAAACTTCCCGGCAGCATTTATAGTGCCAACAGATATTGATTTTGATACATCAATGCAACGTGGAACAGATCTTTACACGTTTGATATTTTAGTAGCTTGTCAAAGAACAGATAGTAGAAGTGGGCAAGATAAGTTAGCAACCTTTATTACAGGACAAGGTGGCACAAGCATAAGACAAGCTATATTTAATAATAGTACACTTGGTTTAGCAGATACGACTTCAAGATGTGTAGGCGTATCAAACATAAGTGCAGACGTCAATGTTAACGGTATTGACGCAATAGGTGCTAATGTACAGTTACAAGTTTATACGAAAGGAACAAGTTAAATGGCTAAATATGAAATCATAGGCAACAAAAAAGTAATGGAAAAAGTAAAAGGCGATATTATTACTATTGATGACGAACAAGTTGCTAAGTCATTAATAAAAGGTGGGCATATAAAACCTACTAAAATAACTAAGTCTAAGAAAAAAAGAGCAAGAACAGAAAACGGAAAATTTATAGCTGATGACAAAAGTACAACAGATGTTAATGAAGCGTGGGTAGAGGATAAAGAATAAATGGCTAAATTTGTATTCAACGACGGTAAAGCGTTTATTGGTGGTTATGATCTAAGTTCACACACAACAGCAATGAACCTAGAAGTCACAGCTGATGAACTAGACGCAACAACAATTAATAGTGGTGGTTTTAAGTCAAAATTAGGTGGAAGTAAGAATGCTTCGTTTTCATTAGACGGTTTTTATGAAGCAGGTGCAAACAAACTAGACGCACTACTTGGTACAAGCATTGGTAACGAATTAATCGTTACAGCAGTACCAGACGCAGGTATAGGCAATACAGCTTACTTTATGAAGTCAAGTCTATTTAGTTACTCAATGTTTGGTACAGTTGGCGAGATCACACCATTTACAATAAACAAATCAATATCATCAGATGTTGTAGTAAGAGGAACAATCGCATTAGATACAGCTTTAACAGCAACAGGCAATAGTGCAGCTTATCAAGTTGGTGCAGTTGCTACAGGGGAAAAATGTTACGCTGCTGTACATTGTTATAGCGTTAGTGGTACATCAACACCAACAGTTACTTTTAAATTGCAATCAGATGATAATTCAGATTTTACAAGTGCAACAGATCGTGCAACATTTACAGCTTTAACAGCAATAGGTTCAGAAATTAAATCTGTTGCAGGTGCAGTAACCGACCAATATTGGCGACTAAATTACACTATAACTGGAACTAATCCTAGTTTTGGTATTCACGCAACTATCGGCATAGAATAGACAATTTGAAAATCATCACGTTATGTGATATAATTTAAAAATAGACAAAATAATAGGAGTGTTAAAAATGTCAAAAAATCAAAAACTATGGAAATGTGTTGGTGCTATTGGTGTAAAAAAACAATGCAATAATTCAATAGTTGCAAATAGTAATGATGAAAGACTAACAACAAATGGCGATCAATGGGTAAAGCTATATTGGGATAAAGAAAAAAGATATTTACCAAATTTGCGAAGTTTTACTTGTGATAGTTGTACAAATAAAAGTAAACAATGGGAAAAACGGTTGCATACAAATATGATGATTGAATTTGCAAAAGTATTTAATAACTAAATAATTAGAATAACACACACAACAACACTTCTTTTTTAACTAATACAATTAAGTTTGAAAGGAGTTTACATTGGCAACATTTGTATTAAATAACGCTAGTGTTACATTAAATAGCGTGGACTTATCAGATCACGTACAAAGCGTAACATTAGATATTACAGCAGACGAAGTAGTTACAACTGCAATGGGCGATACATTCGTTTCAAGAACAGGGGGACTTAAAGACGGTTCACTTGCTATTGAATTTCAACAGGATTTCGCTTCATCAGAAGTTGACGCTACATTGTTCCCATTGTTAGGTTCTACAACTGCATTTATTGTAAAAGCAGACGCAGGATCAACAAGTTCAACTAACCCGGCATATTCCGGTTCAGTACTTGTTAATTCACACGCACCAGTAGCTAACGGTGTAGGGGAATTAGCAACTATGTCTGTTACATTCCCAACAAGTGGTACAATTACTAGAGCGACAAGTTAGTAAAAGGAGTAGACACTATGAATGGTGGTTACGAAATAGAGTACCAAAACGGAAAAAAAATAGAAGCTGATATTAGACCAATAGATTTAGTTCAGTTTGAAAGACAATTTGATGTAGGATTTAGTGCCTTAGCTGATCCCAAAGAAGCAAAGTACGAACACGCTGCTTATTTGGCTTGGCTAGGTGCTAAACGAAAAGGGGAAACTAAAGACTTTGACGGATTTTTAGCCGAGGTTAAAACCATAAAGGAATTTTCTAGTGATACCCCAAAAGTTCAATCCTAACTTCTATTGTACAACTAAGTCTAGCAACCGGGATTAGTCCTAATGAGTTGCTTAATAGCGATATTGGAATAATAAACGCATTAGTAGTTGAAGTAGAAAATAGGAATTAATGGCGATAGCAAAAGCAAGGACAATAGGCGTATCGGGTGCATTAGGTGTATCTGGTCTAAATGATTTACTTAGACAATTTAAAAAACTTGACAAAGAGATAAATAAAACAATCCGACGTGTCAATATTGAAATTGCAAAAGAAGTAAGTAATGACGCTATAAAATTAGGTAAGCGTCAAACCGTTGCAGGTCGTCCAGTACATAGGCGAGATCGTGCAGTACGTGGCATAAAGGCACGTGCAAGACAAAACCAAGCGTCTATTGAACTACAAGGTCATAAAAACGACGCAGTTCTTTATTTAGAACTCGGTGCAGTATTTCAACCAGTTCCAGTAAGAAGAAAAAATGGCGATAAATTTACATATTATAGACAAAAAGACTTAGGTAGATTGCCTAAATCAAAACCCGGTGCAGGTAGATTGTATAGATCATTCATTGGCGAAAAAGCATTTAATTCTAAAAAAGGTGGTTATGTAGTCGGTAAAACAATACAGAACGCTTTACCTCAAATTGCCGACCAATACCTAGATCGTGTATTTAAAGCAATAGAAAATCAAATGGAAATGAACAAAGTTGTAAATATACCAATAAGATTTGCAACAGGTAATACAAAAATTTTAGGCAAGATAACAAGGGCAGCATAATATGGCAAAAACAAAACAATTAAGGTATGCGTTTATTGGCGACGAAAAAAGTTTACTACAATCAATACGTAAATCAGATAGTGCATTAGGTAAATTTAGTAGAGGTATAGGCAAAGTAGGTGTAGCAGCTGCACAAAGTTTTGCCGTACTCGGTACAGCAGCAGTTGCAATGGGTGCAAAGGCATTAACAGTAGCGTCAGACGCAGAAGAAGCAGGTGCAGCATTTGAAACTACATTTGGTAAAGCAGCACAAGATACAGGTAAGTTTGTAGAAGAATTTGCTAATAAAGCAGGTTTAGCGTCGTTTGAATTAAAACAATTATTAGCAACTTCTGGTGCAGTCTTACAAGGTATTAACTTTACAGCAGAGGGATCAGCAAACCTATCAACGAAATTAGCAACACTTGCAGGGGACGTTGCTTCATTTAGTAACGTACAAGGTGGTGCAAAACCAGTATTAGAAGCATTTACTAAGGCACTATTAGGCGAACGTGAGAGTTTGAAAACATACGGTATTGCAATACTTGAAGCTGATGTAAAGACAAAAGCATTTGCAATGACTGGTAAGACATCAGCAGCAGAACTTACAAAACAAGAAAAAGCATTAGCAACTTATGAATTATTACTAGAAAAAACAACAGTACAGCAGGGCGATCTAAATAGAACGCAAGACGGTTTTGCTAACGCAAGTAGGCGTGTACAAGCAGAATTAAAAGAATTACAAGTACAAATGGGTAATGAGTTGTTGCCAATAGCAACAGAACTTATGCCAGTATTTAGCGAATTAATTACTGCACTTGGTACTGGACTTACCCCGGTAATGAAAGAAATTGCACCAGTTATACAAAGATTGGTAGATATATTTAATATACTTGCACCAGTTCTTTTACCATTATTAGAAAAAGGATTTGCACTATTAGGTGGTGTATTAGATTTAGTTGTAACAAGTGCTGAAAATACTGTTGCTGTTTACGATATTTTGACAGACAGTACAAAAGAACTTAATTCTTTTACACACGATTATATAGGAACACAAAAAGAATTAACTAAAGGTTTAGAGAATACAAGTTTTGGTACTAAAGAACTAACTGCAAAAGAAAAGGCATTAGAAATACAAATGGCTAGATCAATAGCAATGGACGCTTTTTACTTACAACAACATAAAGACAGAATAAAAGCTAGTCACGATTTACAAGAAGAAGTACAAAACGAAGATGATATGATTGGCGACTTAATCCGTACAAATCAAGCTAATACAGACGCTATTCGCAATCAAGCAGAAGAAATACAAAACAGCTTGTTACCTAACTTGTCAGCATTAGTAAGTGCAAGAAATAGAATTATAGCAATACAAGAAAAAGAAGAAAACGCTACAAAAGCGTTGACAAGAGCAAAAACAGATTTAATTGAAGCAGGTCAAGATTTATTAGATATAGATGATGACATAGAACGTAGTAATCGTGACCTAGAGGACGCAAATAGTGCAATAGAACAAGCAGAAAAAGATTTAACAGAAGCTAAAGTTGAAGCAGCAAAAGTAACTGATGAAGAACGTTTATCAATACTTAGACAAGAAGAAGCCGTAAACCAGTTAATAGAAGCACAAGACGGATCAGAAATTAAAACACTTGAACTTGCAATAGCTAGAGAACGTTTAAACGAGTTAAATAATGAAGCTACTGGTAGTAATAGCGACGTAGAGGACGCAGAACGTAAGTTAACACAAGCTAAAGAAGAAGCTGTACGTGTTGAGGAAAAGATAACAGACTTACTAGAACAAAAAGAAAAACTAAGACTACGTGAAATACAATTAGCAGATGTTGTTAAAGAAAGACAAGAAGCATTAAATAAAGTTAGTAAAAATAATATTGATGTGTTAATTGCACTAGCAGAAGCACAAGAACGATACAATGCAGCTTTACTTGCTTTAGGCGACGGTAAAATGAACGCAGCATTTGACAAAGTAGCTGATCTAACTGAAACAACAGCTGAAAATGTTGAAAGTGCGTTAGATAATATGGGCATTGATACAGGTGGCGACAAAATAACAGGTAAACCACCAAAAGTAGTAGATCCTTTAGCAGGTTTTAACGCTAGACAAGCAGCAGATAGAAATGCAAATGTAGCAAGAGGGTTAGCAACAGCAGGTGCAATGGGTGGTGCAAGTAGATTTGGCGAAACAACAATAAACTTTAACGGTAACGTTGGCAACGAACAAGACGCAGCTAATAAAGTAGTTGAAGCACTTAAAAGATATGAAAAAACTAACGGCAATTTAAGTCGTACAATAAATCTTAACTAATGGCTAAACCAACAGTACGTGTACGCATTGGGTTTACTGCAAACGAATTTACTTTAGACGATCTAGTACGTGGTGTTTTGGATACAGGTCAACTTGGTGGTGCAGTAACTTTAACAGATGTAACAACAGACGTGCAAAGTGTTAGTGTCAATCGTGGTAGATCAAGAGATTTAGACAGCTTTTCAACAGGTTTCGCAACCGTAAGACTGTTAAATAATGCTAGAAAGTACGAAAATACTAATACGTCAAGTCCTTATTCGCCGGGTATTGAACCGTTAATTGTGTTACACGTTGACGCAACAACAGACGGTGGTTCTAATTATGAAGATATATTTGTTGGTTTTGTAACAGATATTGGTTTAAGTTACCCAGATAGCAGCAACTCTTTCGCTGATTTTGCTGCGTCAGACGGTTTTATGAAATTAGCTAATACAGCACTTATTAACGCTTCGTTTGGTAGTCAAACAAGTGGTGCTTTAGTAAGTAGTGTATTAGATAACGCAAACGTTAAATACTCAACAAATAGAAATATTGAAACAGGCGTATCTACAATGCAAAGTTTAAGTGGTATTAGCGACAATACGCTAACGGTATTGCAACAAATAGAGCGTTCAGAAAACGGTTTATTGTTTATGGATAGATCTGGAACTTTACAATTTAAGTCAAGACATACAACGTTCCCTAGTACACCTAGTGCAACATTTAGTGATGACGGTTCAGATGTACCGTATTTACAAGTAAATTATATAAATGATGACAATGAGATATATAACATTGTAAACCTAACACGTGTTGGTGGCACAGCACAACAAGCACAAGACGCAGGTAGTCAAGGTAAATATTTAATTAGAACATTACAAAGAACAGGACTATTTAACAACAGCGATACAGAAGTGCTTGAAGCTGCAAATTTTCTACTTGGTAAATTTAAAGACGCAATTATACGTTTTGATGATTTAGTTGTTGATCTAACAGAAGCTAGTACAAGCAACCAAAACACAGTTTTAGCTAGAGAAGTAGGCGACGTAGTAAAAGTAGAGTTAACACCACCGGGTAGTGGATCGCCGAGCCAAATAACAAGCAATGAAATCATAGACGGTATAAGTTTTAACATAACACCAGACTTATTTACAATATCATATAAGTTGTCAAATGCTGATGTTCAAGCGTTTATGCGTTTAGATAACACGTTATTTGGTATTTTAGACACAGATAAACTAGGTTATTAATGACAAACACCTATGTAAACACAGTAGAAAGGATAAACTAAAAATATGGCAAACGGATTTAAGGTATTTTCAACAGGCGAAGTTTTAACAGCAGCAGACGTAAACGATTACTTAATGGAACAATCCATAGGTATATTTGCTAATTCAACAGCTAGGGACGCACAAATAACCAGTCCAATAGAGGGACAATTTTGCTATTTAGCAGACAGTAACGTATTACAGTTTTATAATGGTGCTAGTTGGGCTTCCTTTATAGGCGAGGGCGATATTACCGGGGTAACTGTTACAACAGCAGGAACTTCCGGGTTATCTGGTGGTGCAACTGCTACTTCTGGTGCATTTTCATCAACATTAGTTATTTCGCCTAATAGTGCTACATCAGCTACCGTAGCTTCGGCAGATATAGTTTTAATTGGCGACGCAGATGATAGTAACGCCGTTAAGAAGACCACAGTAGCCGATATTGTGGCACTTGCACCAAGTGGTGTTAGTCTAGGTTTAGTATTAGCTTTATCATAGGAAAGGAATAATTTATGGCAGATACACTACATTCAGTTCAAGGTGTCCTTGGAACATCAACAGCAGACATTGTTGACGCAGTTCCGTCATCTACAACAGAAACAGTTATAGGTATTTTAGTATCTAATGTTAGTGGATCAAGTGCAGACGTTACTATTGATCTAAGTGTTATTAAGTCTGGTGGAACATTACGCCACGTTTTAAATGACGTATCATTACCATTTGGTACAACTATTGAAATAACAACAAAGATCGTGCTAGAAACTGGAGATAAACTACAAGGTTTATGTTCAGCAGCTTCTAGTGCAGAATATAACGTATCATTTCTTAGACAAACCTAAAGGATCACTATGACCTACTTAGGTACACAACCAAATGATGTAAAAAAGAATACAGGTTTATATACACCTAGTGAAATACTTCAATTAGAAAAAGACGGTCATTGGGGTGGCTCATTAGAACTTATTGCCGAACAAACTGTAAGTGGTGCTAGCACTATTAACTTTACAACCATAAAAGAAAATGTTTATGACGTACACCTTATGCAATTAAGTTTGATAGAAGGTGCTACAAGTATGTACACAGAATTAAGATTATCAAATGACGGTGGTAGTAGTTTTGAAACTGCTAATTATATGAGGTCAGTTCAATATGGTGGAACAGATAATAGTTTTGGTACTAATAGAACAACAAGTACAGATAGATTTAGTATTTTAGGTTTTACAAGCACAGGTACACCAATAAATGTTTATGTATATTTATATAATTTAGGAAGTTCAGGCAAACATAGTTTTATTACTCATCAAGGAACACCAAGTCCTACTTATATGTATTTCGGTGGGCAAGGTTATAATGTTGCAGAAACAATAAATGCTATACAAATTTTAAATAGTGCAGGTGCTAGTTTTACAGGTGGAACTGCAAAACTTTATGGTGTCAAACAATGAGTAACCTAAGATTAATTAATGAAACTACTTACAGTTCAGTATCTACTGTAAACGTAACAGATGTTTTTTCATCAGATTTTGATATTTATAAAATAACTTGTAATGGAGACGGGCAATATGGTTTATTAAAGTTTATAAATAGTACAGGAAGTGTTATGTCAGACGCCACTTATAATACTGCAAGACTTAATTTAAAATTAAATACTACTGCTAGTGAAACAAAAATAGTAGGAACAGATGTAGGAATTTATGCTTTTACTGAAAGTAGTGGAACTGGTACAGGTGGAAATGTTCTTTATATTTTTAATCCTAATTCATCTAATTACACTTTTGTAATTGCACAAACAGTTGACATTAATAATACTGTTGCTTTTAGAATTGCAAAAACAATAGGCGTTCATAAAAATGCGTCAAGTATGAGTGGTTTTCAGTTAAATGCTTTAGCAAGTGTTAGTGGAACTATAAGAACTTATGGATTGAGAGTTGATAGCTAATGAGTTTAATACAAGTAGCAACAAATACAGTAACAAGTGCAGTAGCTAGTGTTACTTTAACAGGCATAGATAGTGATGATGTTTATATGGTTGCTATGTCTAATTTATCTACTGATAGTGCAACTGCTCTTATTGGTAGGTTTACTGAAAGTGGTACAGAAAATTCAACTTCTAATTATGATATGGCGTCAAAAAGACTGCAAACAAATGGCTCTTTTGCAACTTTGGCTTTAACAAACAGAACAGATTTTTATAGTGAATATTTTATAGGTGCAGTTTTGAATACTACTGCTCCTATGAATGCAATATTTTATATTTATAATGCAAACAATTCATCACAAGATACTTACATTACTTGGGAGCAATCAGGACTGTATTCAGGTGGTGGAATAACCTTAGGTAATCAAGGTGGTGGTGTATTTACTGTTCAAAGTCAAGTAGATGGTTTTAAATGGGCAACCAATACAGGCAACATAGCAAGTGGTACATTTACATTGTACAAGGTAATATGATGAGTGAATATGGATATATACCAGAAAGCCCAGAACAAAGTTTTGGGAATAATAAAGGGATATTTACACCTAAAGATATTTATGATTTAACAAGAGCAGATAAATACACTAACTATGGACAATTAGAATTAATTGAAACTAAAACTATATCTAGCGGAAGTACATTAAATTTTACAAGTATTGGTGAAGATGTTTATAATGTTCATTTTGTTACTGCTAATAATATAGAAAGCTCATCAGCTAATACAGGTATCAGTATTAGATTATCAAATGATAGTGGTAGCACTTATGAAGCAGGAACAAGTTATGAAAAAGCAGTTCAATATGGTGGTGCTATTGGAAATGGGGAAAGTAATAGTACAGGAACAAGTGCTTTACCATTTACAAGTGATACTGCAAATCAAAATAAAGGTGGATATTGTTACTTATATAATCTAGGAGATAGTACAAAATATAGTTTTCAAACATTTCAGTCAATAGAAGAAAGTTATTATCAGTTTGGTAGTGGTCTTTATAAAACTGCTGATGAAATAAATGCTATACAATTTTTAACAACAAATACTAATGTTTGGACAGGAACTATAAGTTTGTATGGAATAAAGGAATACTCATAATGGCTACTAATTTACAGTTTATAAAATCAGAAAGTATATCTACTAACACTACTGCATTTGATATAACAGACTGTTTTGGTGTAGGTTATGATGTGTATTATTTAGCTTTTCGAAATTTTAATTCTACAAGTGGTGGTAATACAATTAAGATTAGATTTTTAGATAGTAGTAATAATCCAATTACTGCTAGTGAGTATGACTGGGCTTATTTGAATCTAAATTCAGGTAGTAGTTTTGTTGAAACAAGAGGATTAAATCAAAACATAATAAATTTTGGTACAACAGGTACCGAAGCTGTTATGAACACTTCAGCTTATATATACAATCCAGATGACACAAACTCTTATACATTTTTATCTAGTCAAGGTGCAAATAGAGATGATTTAGAGGGTAGAAAACAAATATCAGTTCTATCACAAACGTCAGTAATTAAAGGAATAAGAGTTGATAGTGGCAGTACAAATATGAGCGAGGGAACGCTTTCAGTATATGGAGTTAAATAATGGCAGGTAGCTTAATAAAAATAGATGAAGAAATAGTTACATCAGGAGTATCAAGTGTAACTTTAGTTGGGATTGATAGCACTTATGATGTTTATCAATTAATAATTAGTGGATTAGAAGCTGATACAAATCAATCAGCAGTAAAAATAAGGGTTACTAAAAGTGGAACTGCTGATTCAACTTCTAATTATGATGAAGCTACAAAGCAATTTAAAGCATACAATACTTTTACAAATGATTCAGATACTAATGCAACATCTTGGGGTTTCAATACTATTGGAACACCAAGTGGCTCAGCTTTTAATTTAACTGCATACTTGTTTAATTTTGCTAATGCAAGTGAATTTAGTTTTGTTACTTTTGAGAACGCTACTGCTGATACAACCACAGATTTTAGAGGTAAACAAGGTGGTGGAGTTCATACAGTTGCTAGTGCAAGTGATGGAATAAATGTATTTTTAAGCACAGGTGGAAACATAGATAGTGGAAAATTAAGCTTGTTTGGTTTAAAGAAGTAATTAAATAAAGTATGATAAGATAGAAAGGATAATTATGGCAACATTAGAAGAACTAACAGTAACGGCACAAGCAGAAATAGACGCGAAAAAAACTGCTAATGGTGGCGACGGTATGTTCGCACAAGTAAATAACGTAAGACGTGAATTTACAGAAGCTGAATATGACCAAGCAGTTATTGATAAAGCTAATAGCGATTTTGACCAACAAGAAAATGGTTATAAAACTGCTAGACAAGAAGCGTACGGATCTATTGGCGATCAACTTGACTTGTTATACCACGATATGACAGCAAGTAAAGGCGACAAGACCGGCGAATGGTACAAAGCAATTAAAGCTGTAAAAGACGCTAATCCTAAACCCTAGTAGTTGACTAAGCTACAAGAAATGCGTTTAATCGCATTAGATCGTGCAAATAACAGGTGCGAATGGCCAGAGTGTATAAACTATGACCAAAGGTTAGAACTAGCACATTTAAAAGATATAGGTATGGGTGGAAACCCTACACGCAAGTACGATATAGATAATGTTGCAATGTTATGCAAGTTACACCACGATATATACGACGGTAGAACAATATCATATTCAAAAAGGGAACACCGTCAACTGTTAAAATCATACTTAGATTATGCC